CCAAACTGTGCCTGCTGCAAGTAGACAAATAAGAATAAAACCACTTAAAATGCCTAAAGCTTCCATAAAAGCTCGTCTTCGTTGCGCCTGTTTATATATAGTTTCCTGACGCTCTTTACGAATCTGTCCTTCCATACGAATAAGTTCATCCCAAGCTTTCTGTCCCATTGTCCACGAAATATATTGCTTAAGCTCTTCTCTCATCTGTTCTGCTTTTTTCTTTGCAGCAAATGTAGCCATCGCTTCTTCTTCGACAGAACCTGCAAAAACTAATTTTTTAAAAATAGGAGGATTTTTAGCCTGTCTCTCTGCTTCGGTTAAGTCAGACATAGCACTCATCCAACGACCTAAGTCAGAAGCCATGTCTTCAATATCACGACCTATTTCAAATCCTTTTTTAAGTACATTGAAAGCAGTAGTGGCTGTCGCTAATGCGGATACAGGATCGAGCATTTATAACACCTTTCAAGATGAAGTGTTATGTTATTCGCTTTCTCCAGGAGAGTTGCTTTTATCAAGGGGAACACTTTCATCATCTGTTACAGCTTTTTCATAGTAGACTATAATCTCTGTTTGCTGGTTTAAAAACCGCCTAATATCTGCTATGTTTAAAGCTAAGTTTTCATAGTCTTTCATTGAAAGAGCGACAAAGGCTAAATTTCCATACTGTTCTTCATACCAAGTGAGAAACTCATCAACGTTTTCAGCTGTTACAACATGAACCTGTGTATCAACTAGCTGGAGCGGTTTCGGTCTCGCTACTGTTGGTATCTGAATCTTCTGTACTTGTGTCACTACTTTCACTTCCGTCTCTGGTTTCCCGCTGCAACCACTCAGGAAGAGGGTAGTCATTAGCATTACCAGAATCATCCATGAAGCCGCGCCAAAGTTTTGCAGTTGCGCCATTCATCTTTCCTTCTAATTCTTCTGCATTTTTCAATGCTTCAACAATTAAGTTCATACGACTTAATTTACCGCGCAGTTCATCTGTATAGGCTTCTGCGCGTTGGAGATCAGCTTGAAGTTGATTATTCAGTTCCCCTACTTTAACCATCTCACCTTGAACTAAGGCAAGACTAGACTCTGCTGTGTCAACAGCTACTTCAAGTTTAGCATTATTTTCACGTAAGGTAGCAATACGTGCTTGAGAGTCTTGGTAATACCAATAAAACCCTCCACACATAGTAGCCATAATAACGCCCATAACGATTGCAATTTTTAATCCCATATGCCTACTATATGATATATAAGATAAATTAGCAAATTATTTTAACCAGAAACTCATGAAATGACAAAAAAATGGCAGTGTCAAAACTTTGACACTGCCATTGTCAGATATTTGACAGTTTTTAAAGTCCGTTAGGAACGATCACATAATGGATGGCTAAAACTACGCCAACAGAAGCAGCAAGTCCAACCATCATTTTTAAGAAGTCTTTTCCAATCAACGGAAACACAACTTTGAACTTATGTTTTCCTGTCATAGTAGCCATAGCAAGTTCACGACCACAAAGTAGACCAACAAAAACCCAAGTTGTAGACATCGGAATGTCATTGAGTTCTTTGAAGAAAAACAAGATAAGCCAATATACAGCATCAATAATTGTTGCAGAGCGAACATAACGAGTATTATGCTTTTCTAAAACAATATTTTGAATCTTACCACCACCTTCTCTGAACATGAACCAAAGTCCACCAACAAAAATAGCAGAAATAGCAATCATCATATCAACAGGAATCTGTCTTGGTAAGAAAACTGCAATATTAGCAATATCATGAGATAACCAAGTCCACCATAAGAATCCAGTAGTAACCCATTGTCCGATTCTCCACCAACGTTTGTGTTCTTCTTTAACTGGTTTTGATTCGTCTAGAATCTTAGTTACGCCGATCCAAATAGCATAAGCAGCCACAGCTGCAACAGCATATCCCATCATAGATTTCATCAGCATTTTTTCTAACACAAAGGTTGATGCAAAAGCTGATAATACTAAGAATGAAGTACTCACAGGTACTCCAATACGCGTTAAAAGAAGTAAGAGTCCAGGGGCTAACGCGTGATACCACTGAATTTCTTGAAAGGGAATCTTATTCAATCTACCATAGGAGATATCTCCTCCATAAGCATACCAACCGTACCATAGTGCCCAAAGCAAAACAGACGAAGCGGCTACCCACATCGTCTGCCAACTGAATCGTTCATTGTTTGAAGCAATCCAAGTACCAAGAGTTTGTACAGAATCATTTGCTATAACAGAGTATGCAGCAAATAAGAATCCAATTCCCATCCAAAGAGTTAAAAGTTCCATTTTAATTTCTCCTTAGAATTAAATAAGAGGCCTTTAGACCTCTTATTTTTATTATATTACAAAAATGTTACAGTTTTATGAAATTTAAAACTTTTTTATACAGCAATAAAATAGACTAGACTAATTGCAGCGATAGCGAGACTACCACCGTTTAAGTCAGCCATGCGTCCGCTTAAGGCTTTTGTAATTGCGTAGGCAATAAAACCTAGAGCAATTCCATGAGCGATGCTAAATGTTAAAGGCATAAGCACTGCTGCTAATGCTGCAGGAGCATACTCTGTAACATCGTCCCAATCAATATCAGCAATATTGCGTAAAAAGTATGTAGCGATAAAAATTAAGGCTGGTGCTGTAGCATAAGCTGGAATGCTTTGTGCTAGCGGTGCTAAGAACAAACAAGCGCCAAACAACAAAGCAACGACAACAGCTGTTAAACCAGTTTTACCACCTTCTTTAATACCTGCCCCGCTCTCAATATACGAAGTAGTATTTGAAGTACCAACTAAAGCACCTGCTGTTGTAGCAACTGAATCTGCGAGTAGTGCGCGGTCAATTCCTTCAACTTCTCCACTTTCATTAACTTTACCAGTTAGATTGGCAACACTAGTAAGTGTTCCAGCTGTATCAAAAAAGTCAACAAATAGAAAAGCAAAAGCTGTTCCAATAAAACCAGCAGTAAATAGCATACTAAAGTCTAAACTAAAAGCATGTTCAGGGCTTGGAATAGCTCCTGCTATACCGTTAAGGTCTTGTAGTCCTGTAACCCAAGCAATGATAGATACTGCAAGAATACCGAGAATCACAGCTCCTGGTACTTTACGCTTATCAAGTACTGCCATGATAATGAAACCAAGACCAGTAAGCAATACAGGCCAGCTTGTGACGTCTCCAAGACCAACAAGTGTTGCTGGATTATCTACCACAACACCCGCATTTTTAAGACCGATAATAGCAAGAAATAGTCCAATCCCTGCTCCGATACCTAGTTTCATACTTCGTGGAATACTGTTGATAATGTATTTTCGTGCGGGAGTAATACTAAGCCCAATAAACACTACACCAGCTACAAATACAGCTGCTAGTGCTTGTTGATAGGTATATCCCATCCCAAAAATCACACCAAAGGTGAGAAAAGCATTGAGCCCCATACCAGGTGCTAGTGCAACAGGCCAATTAGCCCAAAGCCCCATAATTAACGTACCGATTACAGCAGCAATAATAGTCGCTGTAAATACAGCGCCAAAAGTCATTCCACTTCCCTCTGTAGAGAGAATAGCAGGATTTACTACAGTAATATAGGCCATCGTAAGAAAGGTTGCGATACCAGCCATAACTTCTGTACGAATACTCGTACCAGCGGCAGACAACCCAAATAGTTTTTCTAACATATAATTCTCCTGTTAGTTTTTAAATTTAAGCTAATGCTCTGATTCGCTCAACCAAGCGATCAGCGCGTTTAGTAACTTGTCGATACCATCTAGAATCGACCATTTCATCAGCAGCACGATTCCAATCACGAGCATCTACGCCCGCTTTCATGCCTTTGAATTTTGAGAGACGAGGACGTCCCATATTAAACATCATATTTGCAATTACTCGTTGAGCTTCTTCTGGCAAATCGTCAAACTCTGGGTAAAGCTTGTAGCAGTCTGACAAGACTGTTTGGATATCCTGTTCGAAGGCTTCAGCGCATCTATCGGCATCGATAGGCGTTCCGACGGGTAGTCCATGTTCTGGATCGCTCTCAAGCACAAGATGACCAATACCAAAAGTGGGAAGCCCAAGATGATCCAAATAAATTTCGTGAACCTCTCCTTCATCATAAGCAATTTCTTCTCTTAATTTTTCTAAATTCATAATTTCTCCTAATCATAGTTCTTTTTATTGTGTAATTTACGCATATAGTAATCTTCTCGATCACCATCCATTACTTTGCGTAGTTTTTGTGTAGTTTTAATATCTTTATTATCCAAATAAGAAACTCTGGTTTTCCAATTATCTCTTTTTACAGGAATAATTTGACAAATAGGCGTTCCAGCAGGAATAAACACTTCACCTCCTGGCTCTAATTGTGTGTGTAAAAAAGGAATATTAACAACATTGTGGTAATTATCAGAATCAACTAACCCTACTAAAGGAATAATAGGAGATTCTAACCTGTTGCTACAAGGCAAAAATAAGACAGAATAGTCTTTGGGAGTCTCAATAACCCATGGATTCATGTATTTAAGAATGTTCATATGAGCAAAAGCAGCACCTTGAACTTGGGAAGAAGGGTGGCTCTCAATAGGATTCCATTTACTGATTAGCATTTCATTATGCTTGTCAATGAACGGAATAATAACTTTCCCGTCTTCCCTTAGTTGAATTCTAACATCCATATGCATGAGCATGGTATAACCAGCAGTCATAGCATCAAGAAAAGGCATACAACGTTTTACTGATGAAATTTTACCCATTTTTGGGTCTTCAACTTTAGGTGGGATGTTTTTGAACCAGGGTGGTACAACTTTTTTTGAAGGTACGGGAGGTAATACGATTTGTTCTGGAAAATCGTGAATTAGTTTAAATCTAATAGTTTTGTCGGACATATTTCTTACGTGTTGGGTTTAATAAAAGAATCAGGAATATCTTCCTTAGCATTGTAGTTCTTTACTGTACCACAATCACATACATCGCAACCACAAGTTTCACAATCTGGTGAGTAGCAATGGCACGAGTGACCGCACTTTTTACAGGTCCTAGGTTCACCTTGCATTATTTAATATCTCTTCTAGTAAAAGAACAATTCTCACTACGAGTTGTAACCCACGAAAGTTCTTGAATCATACGAGAATACCACATCTTATCATGATTATCTTGAGCTTTTTCTCTAT